ATCCACTCCTGAAGCGTCGCTATGCAAGCGTCGGTATCTTGCGGCAGCGCCTCGCGGAGGAACTGGAGCCAGCGCGGGCATTGCGCCTCGCGATCGAGCGCGCACGCCACCGAGCGGGTGGCGTAATGCTCCGGCGAGTGCGGCACGATCTGCCCGGTGGCTAGGTCCAGGGCGCCGTTGCTGCCGACGATCACGCCGGCCGCATCCCAGACGACCCCCCGCCGGATCAGCCCCGGGTCTTCCTTGATCCAGCGGAAAGCACCGTTGAGGGTCTTATCCTCGACCACCTTGAGCAGCCGTGCGGCGCCCATGACATGCGTCCGCAGATCGTGCAGCCCGCCATCGTCCAGGTATCGCCAGACCCCACCTTCATAGGTCCATAGCTCGCCCTCGACCGTGATCAGCGGCCGCCCCCAGCGCTCGAGCGCGACCTTGGCCACCTTCTCGAGGATGGCGCCCTTGCCCTTGGGTGCCAGTGCCGCTCGCTCCTCGCGCTCCTGCTGGAGGTTGATGACCTGGGCGAACTTCTGCTGCGCCCCGCCGATCATGCGCCGGATGCCGGCCTCCTCCTTGCGCCAGTCCCAGCGCCGCCCCTCCTCGCCCGCCGCTAAGCGGGTAGCGGTCATCAGCCGGGTAACGATCTCCTCCTCGGGCACGCCATGCGCGGCGAGCGAGGCCGACACCCGGAGCTGGCGGTCGTGGACGTTGCCCGGCTCCATGCCGGCCAGGGCCTCCTCGACGTCGAGCGGCACCCGCACCCCGACCCGTGCCGCTGCCGCCAGCCACGGGTCCACCGGCTCGCCCCTGAGCTCGCGCTGCCAGGACAGCCACTCCTGGAGGTCGGGGAGCTGGTAGGTCACGTCCGACTGCCACAGCACCGCGCATGGCCGCGGCGGGTCGTATTTGTGGTTCAGCGTCCCCGGCAGCCGCATGATGCGGGCGAGGTCGCACACCGCCGGGTCGCCGCCGAACACCCGCGCCAGCCCGCGCAGGAGCGCCACCAGGGCCTCGTCAGGCGGCTCGGCCTCCGGCAGGCGCCACCACAGGTGCAACCCGCCCCCACTGTCGTTGATGGAGCTGGGCGGGCAGTAGCAGCCCCTGGCGAGCTCCAGGACGGCCGCCTTGTCCTCTACCCTATCCAGGTCCGCCCACAGCGCCGGCACGCGCCAGACGGTCTCCAGGCGCCCTGGCGGGGCACTCCCTGGTGCTCGGCTGGCAGCGCCATGGTAGATGTCCCGGTCCTGGTTGCGGACCAGCCAGTGCCCGAGCTCGTCAGGATCGCGGGTGGCGAGGAGCCTTGGCCCGCTCTTGCCCAGCGCCCGAAACTCGATTTCTCCTTCAGCCCATGCAAAAAGCCATTCCAGCCACTTGACTGCGGCTGACGGTTCAACCACAACTGGCATTAATGCCTCCGCAGAAGGCAGGAGCGGCGCCCTAACCGGGCGCCGCTTTGCATTTAGAACTTAGTCAGCTTCTTCGGCTTCGCCTCACCGGTTCGCCACTCGACCAGCTCGAGCACCGGCACCTTCACCCGGCCGTACATCTTGTGATCGTAGTGCGAGCCGCCGAGCTTGATCACCGGCGTGCCCTGCCGGCCCTCCTTCAGGCCCTTGCCGTAGCTCTCGAACAGCGCCTTGCAGCAGCCTTCCCAGCCGCGCGAGCCGCCGGCCATCAGCAGCTCGTCGCCATCCGGGATCCGCACCGGGATCTCAATCATCTTCTGCCACGGGTCGCGCTTGTAGCCCTTGTCGTCCAGGTCCCACATGTCCTTGTCCCGGTCGGGCAGCACGTCGCGCGGCTCGACCTGGTAGCCCTCGGCCAGGAGGCCCATCCGCCGATCGGTCGGGCGGCTGTCCTGCCAGCGCACCCACCCCCACTCGACGCCGGCCATGTTGGCCAGCAGCAGGGTGCCGAGCTTCAGCTCCTTTTTGTCCTGGCCGACCAGCCAATCGCCTTTCTCGAAGCGCAGGATCGGCTTCTGATCGCCTCCGCTCAGGGTGGTGGAGGCGATGAGCCACGGGTTTGCTGTTGTTACGAGTTCCATTTTTCCTTCTCCTTGACCCACCGCAGGACACCGTTGTTCTGCACCGAGACCACCCCGGGCATGATACTGACGCCGGCCCTGCGCAGGACCTCATGCGCCTGCTCGCGCAGCCGCTCGTTCCGTTCCTTGGCATACTCGACCGTCGCCACCGCTACGCTGGCGGTATCGCGCAGCGTCCGCAGCTCGGCCTCCTCGGCTAGGCTCAACACACCGTCACCGACGATTGGCTTGCCCAGGCACTCGGTCTGGAAGGGGCACCATTGGCAGTCACCTGTCCAGCGCCCTTCCCGCTCGGGCGGATCGGCCGCACGGAGCATGATCCAGGCCCGCTCGCGCATCGCCTCGGCCACCGAGGGATCATACTCGAGCTCGACCTCGCGCAGGTCGCTGAAGTCCGAGGCGTTGACGTAGAGCAGCCAGCCCACGGCGGCACCGGTAAGGCGCATCTGCACCTGGAGTTGCAGCCTATGTTTTTGCCGCACCGGCTCGTGGATGCGGGGGTCGAAGCTCTTAAGGTCGACCGGCATGCCGTCGATCGTCATGTCGAGCGTGGCCGACAGCGGCGGGGAGATCAGCGTCCGCTGGACGTTCTCCACCTGGAATCCGGCCGCCCTCAATCGCCCGCGCGCCCACGCCTCGATGACGTTGCCGCGCGTGGCTGGACCCCACGACTGGGCGCGCTCTTCCGGGTAGCCGTGCTTACTGTACCAGACTTGACGGATACAGTTGCCGACTTCGCTGGCGCCGACGGTTTGCTTGCGGTCGTGCTTCCAGCGCTTGCGGGTTGGCCTAATGCGTTCAACAAGCATGTCACTCCATCCTCCACCTCGCTAAACCTTGCGACTACATGCAATCCACCGGCTGCCCTGACCGCGGCGGCGAACCGCTGCTGCTCCGGCCGCCAGGCGTCCTTGCCGACCTTGACCTCGATAAAAACCGCCCTCCCGCCAATGCAGGCGATCAGGTCGCTGGCTCCGGGCGAGCCGAACCGGATCAGCCGTCCGTGCTCGTCCTTCAAAGCACCGCTTTTGTATTCGAGGACGAGACCGCCTATCCGGCTCACCGCGAGGCGGACGCGGTTGCAACAATCGGCGTGGTTCAAAATGGTATCTCCTCTTGGTCGTAATAATCTTCTCTGCTCCCGTCAGTAATCTCAACTAACTTTGCCAATTGAGCTGCTGATAGCGTAAAAAACGGGTTGAACGACTGGTCAAAGATACTCTTGACAAAGTTTTCAGGCCACTCTCCGCGCGCCTCGCGGATTGCATCGAACAATAGCTCGCGCTGATCATCGGTCATCATGCGATCAACCCCCTTGCCTTCACGCTCCATGCGGCAACCGTTGGATGCACGCCGCACAGCTCGCAGGCTTCCAGAAACTCACGCCGGGTCGGGCGGACCTCGCCGGCCGCGGCCAGCCATAGGTTGCCGCCCTGCTTGCCGCGCTGGGTCCACTGATAGGCTGCCCAGCTTGGCAGCTTGCCGTGGAGCTTGGCAAACCGCACATACTCGCTGGGCGTGCCGCAGAGGGCGTGGATGTCGTCCAGTGACGCCCTGGTGATGACCTCGAGCTCGGCGGCACGCTCCTCGAGCAGGACCAGATGGCGCGGCTTGGCAGCACCGCAGCGCTCGCACTCCGGCCCCTGGTTGACCGCCCAGCATTCCTCGCAGACCCATACGCTCAGCTCGCCTATCTTGCGCTTGGTCTTGAGCCGGCCTTCTAGGGTCCACTCACGATCATCAGCAGGCAGCCCGTGCCGAAGCCAATTACCCACGTGATCAAGCACCACGGCGACACCGCTACCACCACGATTGCAGCGGCCAGACTGCTGGAGATAAACAGTAAGGCTAGCAGTAGGGCGGCAGAGCGAGACCGCTGATAGCCCTGGAACATCCAACCCCTCCCCGATCATGTCCACGGTCGCCAAGCTGTCGAGCGCGCCCGTGCGCAGGGCTGCCAGCCGGGCTCCGACCTCGGCCCGGGGCAGCTTGGAATGTAGCGTCTGGCATCGCACGCCGCGGGCTCGGAACTGCTCGGCCGCATGCTCGGCGGTATCGATCGAGGGCCAGAACGAGGCGTGCCCGCCGCGCGCGTGGCGCAGGTAGTGCTCCACGACGTCGCCGAAGATCCGCGAGTGGCGGATGGCTTGCTTCACGTCCTCCCGCGCATACTCGCCGGCCCGCACCCGCACGCCGGTCAGCTCCACGCCACTCGGGATGCTGAGCACCTGGAACGGTTTCAGCCACCCCTGCTCGATCAGCTCGCGATAGCTCGGCCCGCAGATCAGCTCGTCGAAGTCCAGCCCGAGCCCATCCAGCCGCTGCGGCGTCGCCGTGAAGCCGAAGAGCCGCGCCTGCGGCCAGCGCGCCAGGAGCTCCTTATAGGTGGCTCCTGGCGTATGGTGCGCCTCGTCTACAATCACCGTCAGGGGCTCGGGGAGCTCGCGCCGGGCTGCCGTCTGCACCATGCCGATGGTGGGCCAGCCGTGCCACTGCCCGCCGGCCTTGAGGGTCCAGCCGCCACACAGCGCGTGAAGCTGGTCGATCAGCCACTCGGCGTGTGCCAGGACGAGGGTGCGGGGACCGATCGCCTCGCGGATCAGGACCGACTTGCCAGCACCGGTCGGGAGCTGGATGCAGACGCGCCGTGCGCTGCTGGCCCGCCGCTGCCTGTCCAGCTCCCACTGATAGGGGCGGAGCCTCACCGGGAGAACTCATCGAAGGCCGTTTCCGGTAGCTTAATTTTGCGTTCTCTAGCCGCTGCCAGGATCGGCAGCCGCCACTTGTGCGGTACTGCCCCACGCCAGCGCCACTGGTGGACCGCGTTGCGTTTGGCCCCCAGTGTGATCGCCAAAGCCTCGATTAGCGCCTGCTGAAAGATTCGTTCCATGACCCTCTCCATTGTGCGAGAGGTTCTTATAAAATGTTATGGCAGCGTCGCAAGATGTAATAGGGTGGCTCCCGCGGGCAGCCTTTGTCGGTGCCACTTCCGTGATCACAACCGCCCGCGGGAGCTGCAAGATGCAACTGGACGAGCTGTTGATGCAAGGCCGCAGCTACATGGCCAGCGTCGAAACGGTCTATGACGAGACGCGCGATCCGACGTGGCGGATCGAGGTCGGGCTGCGCGCCCTGCGCCAGCACAGCACCAACATGCGGTCGGTCGATCGCTACACCTCTGAGGCTTTGCTCGGCGCGCTGATCGGCAGCATCAAATGGGCTGAAAGGCACGACCCCTGCGGCGGGCACCTGGGCGAGTGCCTGCACCACCTCGAGGACGCCGCCGCCTCGCTGCGGCTGGCCAACATGGAGGAGGAAGAGGCATGAGCGAGCCCATGCTGCGGACGCACACCGAGCGCTGCCGCGACCAGAAGCGGATCGAGGGGCTGGAGGCCGAGCTGGCAGCGATGACGCAACAGGCCGATCTTCTGGCCGTGGCTTACACCGATGTCCTGACGGCCCTGGTCGAGGCCAAGGAGTGGCGTACCGTCGCCACCCTCATGGCGCTGGCCGGCGGCTTTCTCGCCATCTTCGCTATCCGGGCGTTCGGGCTATGAAGGACCAGCCCCTCGACCTCATGGCACCGTGGCGGCTCGTGCTGCTGGCCGCTTATGTCATGCTGATATTCCCGGTGGCGGCGCTGGCGGGGGCGGCATGGGGGCGTCTCGCCCCCCCGGCCTCCTGCGGGATCTGCAGGCGGCCCCTGACCCGGGGAGTGTGCTCGAGCTGCGGTGTCGGCTAACAGATGATTCCACGCCAGTCGTTGAAAACAAAGGAGAAATCGCAGTGACGACTTCCAAAGATAGCGCATCTTGCGCGCCTCTAGTCATCTTCCACAGCATGAACGGCACGATGCACTGCGACGACGGCTGGGCCGCAGCATGCGTCGCCAAGATGGGAATAAGCGAGGGCGAGCCCGAGTTCTTCCCCGGCATCTACGGGCAGGAGCCACCCATCGGCCGCGTCCGCGACCGCACGGTTTACCTGCTCGACTTCTCCTACAAGCGGCAGAAGCTGCTCGACCTCGTGTGGGAGGGGCAGCCGAAGCGGCTCGTGGTCCTCGACCACCACAAGACAGCCGAGGCCGATTTGCACGGCCTTGAGAAGCAGATCGAGGATGACGCCGCATGGATAACGGGAGGCCATCGCCCGGAGCTGCATGTCACGTTCGACATGGGGCACAGCGGCGCGATCCTCGCGTGGCGCTATTTCTTCGGCAACTTCAGCGAGCCGCCGGAACTGCTGAAGCGAGTTGAGGATGGCGACCTGTGGCGCTGGGCCTACCCCGACAGCAAGCTCATCCAGGCCGCTCTGCGCTCCTACCCACAGGACTTCGAGACGTGGCTCGGCCTGTTCGACCGGCCCGTTGAGGAGCTGGCGGCTGAAGGCGTTGCTGTCCGGCGCTTCATTGAACGAAAGGTTGAAGAGGTCTTGCCGAACGCGCGCAACGACCTTCTACCCAGCGACGGTCACTGCCCCGTGGTCCCGATGGTCAACTGCCCAGCGTTCCTCGCCTCAGAGGTGGCAGGCGCGCTTGCTGAGCGGTCGGATGATGGATGGGCCTGCGCCTACTACGACACCGCCACGCACCGGGTTTACAGCCTCCGCTCACGCGGCAATGGGCCAGACGTGTCGGAGATCGCCAAGGCCCGCGGCGGCGGCGGACATCGGGGAGCAGCCGGCTTCCAGCATCCGCTCTGAGGCGGAGTGTCGGGAAAGATTTGAATTAGGCCATTATTGGAAAATGCCATGAACGAAGAGCAGCAGGCGTTTCTCGATGCCCTGGCCACCCCCCAGCAGTGGGAGCGCCTGCCAGATACCGTCTACGGGCTCCGCGCCATGCTCGACGATGCCCGCAGCATGCGTCGCCGCGACGTTGCGATCCTGAGTGATGCCTTTGGTTTCTGCCGCGAACTGCTCAAGCGCCGGCCGGCTGAGTACGGCGGGCCGAAGGAATGTAGGTGAAGTTCGCCTATGCCGATCCGCCGTACCTCGGGCAGGGAGCCAAGCTCTATGGCGATTTGCATGCAGAGGCAGCCGACTGCGACACTCTTGAGTGGCACGCCCAGTTGCTAGAGCGGCTTTCGCAGGAATACCCGGACGGATGGGCTCTCAGCGCCAGCAGCCCGTCCTTGCGCCACATCTTGCCCATGTGCCCAGAGGACTGTCGCGTGGGGGCATGGGTGAAGCCTTTTTGCGCGTGGAAGCCGAACAGCAACCCAGCTTACGCCTGGGAGCCGGTCATTTTCCGAGGAGGACGTAAGAGGACATGGCGCAAAGACCGTTCAAGAGAAACAGTCCGCGACTACATCTCTGCTCCCATGATGATGCGTAAGGGTTTTGTCGGCGCCAAGCCGCCTCAATTCGTGCGCTGGATTATCGAGGTGCTAGGTGTAGAGCCGCAAGACCGCTTCGACGATCTATTCCCCGGCTCTGGGGCCGTCGCCGAGGCGCTCCAGGCATGGCGAGAAGCGGCGTCGGGGGCATGCCAAGCGCCGCTGTTTGAAGATGCGTGTTAGCCAGATTATGACTTGAACTCGACCGCGGCCACGGCCCAGTTCGCTGCCGTCGTGGCCGCCGCCGAGTTGACCGCCATGGTCTCGGTGGCTCCGAGCGTTCCGCCGGTCTTGGTAGCGAAGCTGGCCGCCACATCGGCGGTGGCGGAGGTCCCGGTCTGGTCCTCGCTCTGCTCCGTCCAGGTGCCGCCGACGTTGAGCGGATCGACCGCCCCGGAGCCGGCGCCGCCCACTCCCAGCCACAAGGACCCGGCCGCCTGCGACGCCACCCCGGCGCTGTGGCTGGAGATCGCGGCGCCGTTATAGCTGTTGGCGACCGCCGCCCCGACGATGTACGGGCTCAGGTTGGCCACGTCGTCCACCCGGGCCACGAGCTGCGCCAGGTTGCGGTTGCTGGTGATGACCAAGCTGCCCGCCAGCCCCGGCGTCAACCCGGTGACGTAGCCGACGCCGACAAAGCAGCGGCCGATGACGCCGCTCGGGTGGGCCTGGCTGCCCGACGGGAACACCACCGCCTTGCCCTGGAAGGTGGCCGTCAGGGCATTGTAAGCCTGCGTCACCGTGGTCTGGCAGACGTAGCGGATCACGCAGGAGCGCCCGGCCGGGGTGTGCTGGGTGGCGCCGGTCAGGCTGACCCCTGTGGCTGAGACTTTGGTCGGCGTCCCCGATCCCAACACCGGGCTGACGGTCGTGGTCTCGACGTCGATCCGGCGGATCAAGATGGTCGAGATGCCATCCCCTAGATACGAGAGGGTCCAGGCCGTCCCGCCCGTCGCCGCCGGGGCACCATGGAAGGCACTCCAGTCAGCCTCGGCACTCCCATGTCGGGAGATGACTTCCACCAGCCGGTCACCATTGCCGAGGTCGGTGATGGCCACGGACAGAAGGTAGGCAGCCGCCTGGACGGCCGCTTCCGTCACTGTCCAGGTCTGGGTGTCGATCGTCATCATCACCGCGCTGCTGGCAGTGGATGGCGCGATGACGATGTAGCGCCTGGTGCCGGCCCGCACGTAGGCGCGGGTGCGCACGGTCGGCCCGATCGAGCCCACCGCATTGCGCTGGATGCCGTGGCCGCTGGTGGCCGTGTTCTCGGTCAGGGTCACGAGCGGCGGGTTGAGCTCGGAGCCGCCCTCGGTCCTGGTGACGCCACCGACCAGCCACTCAGCCCCGGTGATCGCCGCCGGCCCATCCGGCACGGCGTCGGGCCCGGCCACGGCTGCCTTCGAGTGCATGGCCGTGACACTGAGAAACCCTGGCATCAAGAGGTCGCCAAGGTGAGGACATCCGCTGCCAGAACCTTGACCGCGCGCACGGTGCCGATCGCGGGGATCGCCACCGACAGCATGTCGCCGGTCGCCAGCGACTGGGCGGCCCCGCCAGCCCCGACCGTGTGCGCGCCCCCGGCCACCAAAGTGATGCTGAAGCCCGCCTCGTTGGGGATCGTGACATTGCCCGAGGTCGTATACACGCCGCCGCTATAGGCGTTGGTCAGAGCTCCGGTGACGGTGCCGCTCCTCACCTTGACCCCGCCGGTGAGGGTGCCACCGGCCAGGGCCAGCTTGGCGTCCAGGGCGGTCTGCTGCGCGGTGCTGACCGGCTTGGCCGTGTCGGCGGTATTGTCCACGCTGCCCAGGCCGACGTCCGCCTTGGTCAGGGCCAGGAGTGTCTTGGTCTGCGCCGCCGTCAGCGCCTGCGGGACACCGGTGCTGGTAATCCGGCCGATCACCGTATCGGCCGCCAGATTGGCCATCTTGGCGAGCGTCACGGCACCCGGGTCGATCGTCCAGGTGGCCCCTGAGCCGCTGACGGTGATGTCGGTCTTGTCGCCATCGGTGACACCACCGCCGCCGAACACCGTGGTCGGCCCGATCGCCACGGCCGTCTGCACCGAGCCGAGGTCACGAGCGAAGAAGCTGGCGCTCGGCATGTTCTCGTAGAGGGCGCCGATCGGGGTCCAGTCCGTGACGATATCGGCCCCTGCTGTCCGTGTTGCCCCTGACTTCAGCATGAACCGGAGATTGCTGAACTTGATGACGAAGTCCGGGTTGTTGCCGGCGTAGAGATGGATAAAGCAGTAGACAGCAGTGCCGAGCTTGGCCTGAAAGACGCCATTCCCGATATAAGACTGCTGCACCTCGCGCAGGAACCTTATACCCTTGATGCTGAAATCTTCGACGTTGCACTTCTCCATGGAGATATTTGGGTAGGATGCGGTATTGAAGCCGGTACCATCATCGATCTTGTAGGTAGTCGAGCCACCGACCGGGGCCGTCGTCCAGTTGGGGCTCACCGTCGCGACGCGGGCCGCGGTATAGCCGGTGATCAGCCGCCGCTCACCGAGCACACCTGTGCCGCCGGTGATCTCTGCCCACTGGTCTTCATATTCATTGGCGAAGCCGGCAGCGCTGCCCGCCAGGGTGATGCTGTTGGCAGACCCACCCGCTGCCGTGCCGGTGATGTCGGCCTTGCCACCGAAGATAGCCCAGTGGGTACCGCTGTTGATGCCGGTGCAGGAGATCAGGTTGGCCGAGCCGGGGATGCGGAACCCGGCCATGCCGGCCTTTCGGATGTCACCAGCATAGCAGTTGAAGAGAACGACCGAGTTGCCACCGAAGATATTGAAGCCGTTTCCATTGTAGGAATAGGCACGAACACCGGACATCCTGTGGCTGAAGTGTAATGCTATATCAAGAGCATGACCTCCTGCATCGACCCATAGGTTCTCGAAGAGACTATCGTAGACAAGAGTGCTAAAACCGGAGGTGATACCTTTACCCGTCCCGCCAGTCGCCTCTATTCCGAAGTCCCGCAGCACGCCGCGCCAGCTAGTGCCTGTCAATGTGATGCAATTGACCCCGGTGTCGGGCCGCAGGACGGATTGATAGTCACCCTCGCCGAAGAGCGTTTGACCGCGATTTTGAACTCCAGTGCCACCGATACCACCCAGCACGAGGCCGGGAGCGCCGATGCGATAGCCGGCCGTGGTCCGTGGCAGGAAGACCGACCGTCCGCTGTTCCAGGCGGCCTGGATGGCCGCCGTGTCGTTGGCCGTGTTGTCGCCAACGGCGCCATAGTCCTTGGCCGAGACGACATCACCGAGCTTGGACCCGAGCGTGCGGGACGCCGTGCCGGACCACACCCCGGTATCGGACGGGGTGGCGCCGCCGCCACCGCCGCCGCCGCCAGGCAGATCGCTGAGCAGCACCTTGCGGATGGCCGTGGCGCTGGCGTCGTAGGTGGCCACATAGTCAGTGGCCCCGTCCGGCGTGCCGTCCGCCGTGAGGCTGTTGATGTCCAGCGCCAGCGTGCGGTTGGCACTGAGGTCGCCGCCACCGGTGAGGCCCGCGCCCGCCGTGATGGTGCGCGAGGTCGGCACCCGGTCGGTGAGCTCGCCCTGCACGTAGGCGGTGGTGGCGACCTGGGCGGTACTGGTATCGGCTCCGGCGGTAGGCGCGGTGGGCGTGCCGGTCAGGGCGGGCGAGGCCAGCGGGGCCTTGGCGTCGAGAGCGCCTTGCAGCCCGGTGGTGTCGGCCACGGCATGGGTGTGGACAGTACCGGCATAGCGGCCATCCCCGTCCGCCCGGGTCAGGACGGAGGTGCTGGCCGCCGTGCCCAGCGCCCGTTTCGCGAAGGTGTCGGCGCCGGTTTGCTCGACCAGCCCCGCCGTGGTCGTCAGCCCGGCCAAGGCGGTCAAGGTGCCGTCCAGCGGCTGCCTGGCCGCCAGGTCGGCCGGAAGATTGGTGATGTCGCTCTGCGCATGGGCATGGCTGGAGGCAGCCGCACCCAGCGTGGTGAGCTGCGCCGAGGCGCTGGCATCGTCGAGCAGCGCCCGCCCCGCGGCCGTGCAGACGAGCTCTTGCACCGCGCCGGCGCCTACCGTGCCCAGCACCCGATCGGCCGCTACGTTCTGGATCTTGGCGTAGGTGACGCTGCCGTCGATGATGTCGGCGGTGATCGAGGGCGTGGCATCGGTGTAGGTGAAGTCGATCCGGCCGCTATCGATCAGGATATTGCCGACCGCATCCTGCGCGGCTTCATCGGTGTAGCCGCCGCCGGCGGTGATGGCGGAGCTGACGAAGGCCGTCGTGGCGATCTTGGTGGTGCTGTCGCCGAGCGTCGGGGTGGGCGAGGTCGGGGTGCCGAGGAAGGCAGGCGAGGTCAGCCCGGCCTTGGCGTCGAGGGCTGGCTGGAGCCCGGCCACGTCGCCGATCGTATGGCCGTGCGCGACCGGGGCCTTGCCGTCCAGGGCCACCGAGAGGCCCGTCACCTCACCGATGACGTGGCTGTGGACGGTGGCGGCCTTGCCGTCGAGGGTCGTCTGCAAGCCGGTGACGTCGGCGACCACATGGCTGTGGACGGTGTTGGCCTTGCCCGTCAGGGTCGTGGCCAGCCCGGTGATGTCGCTCTGCGCGTGGCCATGCACGGTCGCGGCATAGCGGGCATCGGCATCGCCCCGGGTCGGGATATCGCTGGTCGTGGCTACGCCGATGCCGCGCTTGTCGAAGACATCCGGCCCGGTCTGCTCGAGGAGACCGGTGATGCCGGAAAGGCCACTGAGGGCGGTCAGGGTGGGGTCGAGGGTGGGTGCAGGGACGGTGATGGTCAGGCGGCCCAGGGCGTCGTCATAGGCTACGGTGGCGCCGCTGTGGCCCGCCGAGAACATGCCGGCTACGATATCTTCGCATTGTTCCTGGGTGAGCCCGGCGCCACTGCCACCCGCCGCCGAGAGCTGGAGGGTGCCGGCGTCGTCATCATAGGTGACGGTGACGTTGGTGTGCCCGCCCGCGGTGAGCATGGCGGCGACCAGGTCTTGCACCCCTTCGACGTCGAGCTCGCCGCCGCTGGCCCCGCCATTGGCGAGCTGCATCGGCTGCCACCCCGCGTCGAACAGCTCCTCGAGCGTGGCCACGCCCGCCGCATCATAATCGAAGCGGTAGGCTCCCAAGACGCGGCCTGTCTTGTGCCAGACGATCGCCCGCTCGGTGGTCATTAGGCAGTCCTTCTGAACCAGGCGGTCACGTACCGCTTGGGCAGGGTAATGTCGTGGGTGTGGTCGTCTACATCGTCGATATTGTGGGCGTGACTGCCGCCGCCGCCCGTGCCGCCGATCTGCTGCCCCGGATCGTTGTCACCAGCGCCGGTATAGCCGGGATAGTTCAGAACATTATCATCGTCTAACATCAACCCGCCGGTGGGATCGGCGGTCCCGGCCGCAGTGCTGATCCTGGTCGGGTGGCCATGCAGCGGCATCTGGGCGATGGTCAGGGTATGCGCCCCAGTGACCCCGCCGTGATCATGGCCCCCGGCTAGCCCGGTCTCGGCCGCGGTGTTGGTCCCCACCGTAGCACCGGGGGTGTAGAGGCTGCCCGCCGTGACCAGAAAGGCGTCGGTGGCCTGCAGCGTCCACGTCGCCGTGAGCCCGGATGGGGTAAGCCCGGCGCCGGACGTGCTGTTCCAGCCGCGCTCGGAGCCGACCGGCCAGTAGTCGTCGTAGGCTTGCTGCCGCGTGCGCCCAGCGAACTTGGTACTGTTGTCGGCCAGGCCGGAGGTGGGTACGCCGCCCTTGATGCTCTCGCGGAGCTCGGCAATGCCGGCCATGACGACTCTAAGCGTGTCGCTCACCCGGCTCCATACCACCCCGCCTTCGGGCGCACCGAGCGGGGCGGCTGCACTGTTGAGCGCGGGATCGGTGGACCACTGCTCGTTGTAGGTCACTCGCCTTCCTCCTGTATCTTCTGCCACTCCTCGGCAGCGCGCCTACTGAGGTCGGCGGTAAAGTTGTTGGGGCTGAAAGATTGTGGCCGGTTGACCGCGTTGCGGAGATTGCCGGTCAGCCAGCGAACAAAGCCTGGGCGAGTAAAGAGCAGCGAAGAACCGCCCGCACCAACCACTGCGCTGGCGGTAGCCCATGGGGCGTTTACGGCACCCAGGACCAAGCCAATGTTTTGCATGACACCCGCAGTGTTGGAGTGATTGGCCAGCTTCTGCACGTTGCGCATATCGCCAGCGATGGTAGACAGATCACGCATCGCCTGCATGGCTGGTTCGTAGCGGGTGCCGGAAAAGGCGGCGTTCAGCGTGCCCTTCTCGTTCAGCTCATTGAAGTTGGTCAGGAAGGTTGACCACGAGAAGTCGCCGGCCTCGTTCACCGCCCCCGGCTTGCCGCGTCCAAGGGTGTTCCACAGGCTGGCCGCTACGGCGTCATAGGCTTGCGGGTCGTAGCGGCTGACGGCGCGGCGAAAGGTACGGAAGCGCCGAGCATCGCCGCGCAGATAGGTCCAAGCGCGGACATCATCGCCGCGATCGACGATCTTGTTCAGCACCTCGGCCGGAGCCTCGGCACCACGATGCGGCGAGCGGAAGAAACGAATGAAGCGGTCGGTGCGGCGAGCCTCGGCGGCGGCATCCCCGCCAGCCTGCTGGGCTGTGTTCATCAGCCCGCGGCGCATCTCTCCATAGACCCGCCGCAGCAGTTGCGGTGAGCCGCGCTGCACGTAGCCGGTCACGTCGGGTGTTTCCAGCTCCTGGCCTAGTTCAGTGCGCAGCCCCCGCGCCGTCTCCCACGAGAGCCCCCCGGTCGTCTGGGCATCCTGTAGGTAGCGGTCGATCCGCTCGATCACCGGGCGATAGGTGGCCGTTCTGGACTCCGGGGCCTGCCCCATCTCGGCAACGAGCTGCTGCCGCAGGGTCGTCAGCGGCGTCACGTCGTAGGCTTGGCCGCCGACCAGCCCCGCCACCCGGTCGAGCCGGTCGTTGATCTCGGCATCGAAGTTCTGTCCCCGGCGCCCGGCTCGGGTGGCGCTGAAGCCGGCTGGCGGTGCCGGTGCCCCTGGCCTGGCCTGGCCTGTTCGCTCGGCCGTCCCACGCGCCAGGATGCCCGCCTGCTGGGGCGTCTCGACCCCGGCCCGGGTTGGCGAGATCAGCCGAGCGGTGTTGGCAACGGCCGTCTCGGCTTGCTCGGCCGCGAGCCGATTGCGGGCGATGATCGGCCCGGCCGATGGGGCAAATTGAGCCCCTGCCTGCTCCAGCATCTGCACCGGCTTGGAGCCGACCATGCCGAGGGTGGGCTCGATCCCAAGTCGGTCTGCTGCCGCTACCGTGGCCGGTGCCTGCGGGCCAAGGGTGACGCCGCCACTCTGGGCTGCCCGGTTGGTCAGGTAGCCCGCCCCAGCACCCAGCGGGGCTGCAATGGCGGCACTAGTCCCGGCCTTGGTGAGCCGATCCTTCATCCCCTCGCCAGAGCCGAACCCAGAGAGCGCAGCTGAGACCGCAGACCGGCCCGCCGTGGCCAGAGGCCCGCCGGCAGCGCTCAGTACCGGGTTGACGATGCTGCCGCCGACCTCGCCCACCACCTGCGCTGCTTTAGGCATCAGTTTCGCCGCCAGCCGGCGCTCCTCGAGCCCGCGGTCCTTGGCCGTGCTCAGGCTCTCACCACGACGTAGGGCACGGATCGGCGCCGCCCCATAGGCGCTCACCTCGTCCATTGCGTTGAAGCCAAAGGCGTTGACCACGCCTTGCTCAATCCCTTGGCTGATCCCCGTAGGGTCGATCCCTCGGCCTGCCCGTTCCTTCGCTCCCTTAACCGCCGCCTTGTACTCGTCCATTTTCCAGCCGCTCTCGCCGAGAAACTCGGTAATGCGCGGCAGCGGCGTGCGGCTCGCCACCATCTCGCCCACGGCGTCGTAGAGGTCGGTGAGCTTGACCCGTTCCTGAGTGCCGCCGCCGGCCTGCTCGGTCACGACCTCGCGGATGGTGGGCATTATTGCAGCCCCTCATAAGGGTCGGGCGCGCCCGGTACGGTTGGCGGTGCCGTCTGATCAGGCGGCGGGAAAGGCGAGCCAGCGCCCAGCACATCGACGGGATCGACCTGGCCTCGCTTGGCCAGCTCGGCATATTGGCTGGCAAGCCGGTCATAGCGCTCGCGATAAGGACCCATCTGGCTACCGGCCGCCGCCGTCATTTCCTTGCGCTGCTCATCGGTGAGCTTGTCACCTTCAAGCACCCGATTGTAGGCGGCGATAATGCTCTGATCGACACCACCAGCGTTTGCCGCTGTCGCATATTCGCCTTCTCGCACTGCGCTGGTCGGATCTAACATCTTCATGTAGCCGAAGATACCGGCTATATCGCCAGCTCCGGTTTTTAGAGAAAAGCCGGACTTTATCTTGCCATATGCGGTTACGATCTCCTGCTCGTTTTTGGTTAGTCCCGCAAACTCCTTGCGTAGCTCGCCAGCACGCTTGAAGACATCGGAAGCACCACTTTGATCACTGCCAGTTTGTGCCGTTTCCTTGGCTATAGCCGCATCCCAAATGCGCCGGTCTGGGTGATCGGGTGGTAAAGCGTCCCGTGCTGCCATCATCTGCGCCAGCTTGGGCGGTGCCGCTTGCGAGGCTGCGCCAGCCGGCCGTCTGGCCTTGATCCGCTCGATCTCCTCCATGGCCTTCTGGTGCTGGCCGCTGGCCCGCAGGTGCTCGATGTAGGCGATGTCCCGCGCGGTCGGCTCGCCCTTCTTGGCCAACTGTTCCAGCGCTAGGGCGCGCTGCTCAGGCGTTCCGTTCAGGGCTGCGGCCTCGAAAGTAGTCGGGTCTTTCTTTGCTGTCGGCGCCCGCGCCAGCACCTCGCCATTAGGCCCGACCAGCATGCCGCCCGCACCGAGCACATGCGGCTGCGGCGCCACCTTCTGCTCGAGCGCCTGGCGCTTCAGCTCCATCAACTGCATCTTCTCGGCGCGCTCCTGCTCGCTCTCGCGCGCCTGCCACATCCCCTTGTTGGCCATCTCCAGTCCGGTGCCGACCCGTCCCGTGCGGCTCAACCCGGCACCGAAGTTGCCCAGCATTTGGGCCAGCACCATGCCGCGGGACATGCCCTGGTCGGCCGGGAATGCCTCGCCGCCCAGCCAGTCCCGCGCGCGGCCGAGGAAGTTGGGGCGGGCCGGTTCCGGTCGGCCGGACGGCAGCAGCGGCTGGGGTTGCCTGCCACCGCCCGCCTGCGGCATGGTCTGCGGTGTGGCCGGGCGGTTTCCAGGTGGTGCTGGCTGCCCGGTCGCAGCCATCGGTGGCGTGACCGGCGCTAGCCTGTCCCTGTCGAGCCGAGCCATCCCCTGCGCTTGTGCCAGCATCGCCGGATCAACCCGCGTACGGGCATCGAGCTGTTGCGGGCTGCTCCAGTAGACATCGCTGCGCGTGTCTCCCGGCAGCGGCAGCAGGTCGATCTCGCTAATCCGATCATCGGCCGTGCGGCCCTGCGTAACCCTGGACGCAGAGCCCGTGCGAGGGGTCACGACCTCGCCAGGACGACCACCGAGAAGATTGGTGCCGCTCGTCGCGCGAGAACTGAAGTAGTCGAACAGGAAGTCGCGCATCAGTACAGGTCCCCCATCGGTGGCCCGGCCCCGCCAGCCATGACACCCGGGCTCGCCATCCGCCCCATGTCACCGGCCTGCATGCCCTGGAGCGCGATGCGCTTCTTGAGTGCCTCCCACATCTCCTGTTCACGCTTCTGCTGCATCATCGGCAACATCTGCTGCATGCCGCGGGCGATCCCGCCGGAGATGCCACCGCCCTGCTTGCCCTGACCCATCTGGCCGAGGCCCATCATCAGGCCCTGCTGCCAGCCCATGCCTCCACCGCCGCCGCCACCGAGCAGGTCGACCGGCATCACACCACCTCACGGATCAGGCTGGCAGGGATCATCAGGTAGCCGCCGGGGCCAACGATGGCCACCTCGGGTACATCCTGCGCCATCGGCCCCTCGTACAGCGGGCCGCCCCAGACGTAGCGCCAGCGGTAGAGGCCGTGCCCGACCTCCTCGACGTCCGTCTTCAGCCGGCGGTCGGAGCCCATCATCGCCCCCATCGCCGCCATGGACGCGATCTGCGAGATGTTGCCCATCATCTGCGACCCTTGATCAGGGGCCTGCTCGATGGTGCCCTGGTTGCTGAACAGGTTTTTCACCCCGCCCAGGTTGTTGAGGTACTGCTGTAGCCCCGTCCACCCGGCGTTGTTCTGGTTCTGAAGGTTGTTGCGGGTGTACTCGCCCGCGCTCATCAACTGCTGGCCGGGTAAAAACCCGGACGTGCCCAGCCCAGGCATCAGTTGCGCCGCCGCCAGCTGCTGCCCGATGTCGCTGCGGTAGCCTTGGCCGAGCTGCTGCGCCGCGTCCATTCGTTGCTGCTGCTGGAACTGGTCGCCCCCCTGCGCCTGCTGCGCCGCCGCCATCTGCGCCTGGAGCCGCTGGTAGGCGGCATTGTTCAAAGCGCCGCCAGCGTTGACCATGGCCCCCGTCTCGGTCGCCAGCGCTCCCGGCAGGGCATGCCGGGCCGCTTCCTGATAGCCACGCTCCTTGCCATAGTCGGCATAGCGCACGTTGGCTTCGTTGCTCGCCAGCTCGCGCGCCAGCCCCTCGTTCTCGCGGCCGCGCAATAGCGCCTCCATGCTGCCACCCATGCCGCCGGCTCGGGACATCCCGCCCTCGAGCCCGGCGATGGTGTTGCCATAGGCGTCCTTCGTGCCCCGGTTCATGGTGCTGATCACATCGTTGAGGTACGGGTTGGCCCCCAGGAACTTGCCGCCCGCGGTGTCCTGCAACCACTCCATGCCGCGCGAGCCATCGTCCGCCAGATCGGCCGCCTGGCGCAGCGTGTCCCAGCCCTCTTTCGGCGTACCACCCTGGCCATAGACGCCCTCGAAGAAGTTCTGGCTCGAGCTGTCGCCCTGCGGCTGGAGCATGGAGCGGAAGTAGTCGTCGCCTGGCGCATCGCCCGCTCGATTGCCTGCCCCGATGTTGGCAACGTTGCCCATGACATTGTTGAGCTGGCCTCCATACTGCCCGGCCCAATCCTCGATCCCCTCGATCCCCTGCCACTCCCGTTGATTCATCTTCGGGACAGAGTACCCCTGCTGGTAAAGCCGGGTGGCGTCAGAAATGGCTCGGAAGGCGGGATCCCTGAGTTCTGGATAAATCATCGCATTCTTGATTGTATTCTCAGAAGCCCCAGGGTTCTCCCCGCCCTTGCCCTTGGAGGCTACGCTACCGACTGACTTTGCCACGCCGCCCATTACAGGCTCCTCTCAAACACGGTCGATATCTCGTGATAGCCCTCTAACACCCGACCCCAGCCACGCCTGCCGCCGACCCTGACCCGGTTGCACCCCTCGGCCTTGGCCCACGCCACGATCTTCTCGTGCAGCTCCAGAAGCTCGCGGATGTCGCCCTCGGCCAGCCAGATCAGGCAGTAGCGCCCGGCCGGGTCCTCGAGCACCTCGGTGACGACCACGCTACCGTCATCGGCCTTCCAGCGCTGCACCAGCCCCTCGGCCAGCATGGCGCGAATGTGGCGGATGGTGACGCCGCCCATGCCGGGGCGGGCGAGCACGCGGGCAAGGCTGGCGCCGTGCATCAGCGGTGCCCCCGATTGAACAGGGGCAGGTCTTCGCCGCCCATGTGCCTCACATAGTCTCTCAACGGCATCGGCGGAGCAGGGTCGAGCAGGTTAAGGTTCCGGTACATGAGCCGGCCATTCTTCAGCTCGCCTATGATGTCGTTCTGGTTGAACGCCTGGTTGGTTGACTGCCTCGGCAGCTTAAGATGTTCCCGCACCTCATCATGGATGGCATCGCTGGAAGGCCACGCATATTTAGCCTTGCCTTCCTTGCCCAGGATGACCCGCACGGTGGGAGATGATGTGTAGAAGTCCCCCTTGGCGAGGTCCAACAACTCGCGAGAGGTCGGCTCCTCCAGTATCTCGGTCACGGCGCCGGGGCGGCCGTATGCCTTGGGCATGACATGCGAGGCGATGCTGCCCGTGAAGTTGAAGTTGCTGGCCACATCAGCCGCTCGAGCCGTCACGTCAGGGTCGTTCAGCAGGTCCCGGACGCCTCCCCGCTTGATCGCTGCCCGCTGCGCCTGGTCGAGCCCCTTCATCCGACTGGCCACGGATGGCCCGCCGAGCAGGTCCTGCGTGCGCTTGCCCCAGGTGCCGAGGAAGTCCATCAGCCCACGATCCCGATCCTCAGCAGCCGCGCCGGGCCGGGCGCCACGCTCAGCATCAGCACCCCGGTGGCCATGGTGTGGCCCGTGATCCCGGCATCGGGCTCGGCCAGCAGCATGGAATAGGGGTGAATTCGGTCGTCCACGACCTCGGCGAAGTCCGCGCCCGCCGCCACCTCCACGTCGTAGACCCAGTTCACCGCCCCGCGGCCGGCGGCGTTGTTCACCACCAGCGCCACCTCGGTCGGTGGGCTCGAGCCGTTGGGGCGCAGCATCGGGTAGTCAGGTCTCATCGGCGCCCCGCCCTGGCCACGGCATAGTCCGCCACCTCGATCCCCTGCGCCTTCGACCAGGGGGAACGAACATGCAACCTGAGCCGGTGGTATCTCCCTACTGCATGGGTAGAGAATGAGCCGTCGCGCTCGGGCTGCAGCGGCCCCTTGGTGTGCAGGCTCTCGCTGCGCTGGTCATCACGCGTCTGGGTATAAAGCCAGGTATCGTCGCTAACCCCATGCACCAGCGGACGTACCCGGCTCAGCAGCGCCCGGCCGCCTGGGTTGATGTTAGCTTCCGTGGTGGTGAGCTGCGCCGCCAAGCCCGGCTTGGGCTGAAGAACGAAGAGGCTTCCGTTTGTCACCGCCGCCGCGAAGGGGCGCTCCCCCCCGGCGCTGTCGGTGAGCAGGTCGCTGTCATCGGTGGAGGGGCCGTAGATCTGCGCCAGCCCCGGGTCGTCGGTGAACAAGGACGGGACGGCGAGCCTGCCCAGGCAGTCCACCTCCATCTCGATCCGTGACCAGCGGTCCAGCGTCCAGTTATAGGCCAGGGCTTCATCCGGCCTGCCCGTCGTGTTGTTACGAGACACGAAGGCCCACACAAAGCAGTCCTCGCGCAGCAAAGCGGTCGCCGTCATCAGATGCCCGCGGTCGAAGTCGATCCGGCTCCTCGTAAAGGAATCGACCTTACCCACCCCGATTCCCTGACTCGGACCTCCACTCGACATGCGCCAGCCCCGGCGCGACCACCAGGCGGTCTTGGTGCCGGCCTGGACGACCGACCGGGACAACTCACAGCCGATGTCCGTCTCGAGGTTGCGGAACTGGAAAACGGCCGGCGGGCCAGAATAATCGCAGCGGTCGAGTCCTTCCTCACCGAGGATCAGGCCGAACTCACCGCCGGTTAGTCCCCTGATGCGACCAATGCCGGGGCGATCGACAAAGCCGGCCTGCGTCGCAAGGTCGGGGCTGAAGCGCTCCGGCCGCCCGCGCCCGCTCCACCACACCCGGGCATGGTGCCGCTCGTTGGCGCCGCTGGCGGTGGTGCTGGCCAGCACCAGGAAGTCGCCCACCACCGCGATGTAGTTGGCGCTCAGCCCGAACGGCGCGTCCGCGATGTCCCGGAAGGCGCCGGCTCCCAGCGGCAGGATGCCCACCGGGTCGCGGCCGTTGACCGCGAACACCGCATCCCCGTACTGGGTGGCCGACCAGGCTTCCAGCGGCGGTTCGTAGTCGTCCGGGGTTCGGCTCACGTCCAGCCAGCCGGTGGCCTGCGCCCGAAACGCCCCGACGACCGTGAACGCCAGCGGCACCGTCACCCCGTCGCCCGACGTCACCACCAGGACGCAGGAGGTGAGGCCCCGCAACCCGCCAGGACCGCGGAACACCGGCACCGGGGCGGGCACGTAGCCGTCCGCCGCCGGCAGGACGTTGAGACACTGTTCCATACCCTGGCTGAGCGGGGCGAGGTCCGGGCGCCACTCGTCGAAGGGCAGGATCATGGCCGGTAGACCTGGGCAAACTGCGTCCGCCAGCCGCGCGGCCCGACCTTGCTCGTGGTCATCATCACCGGGATGCGGTCGATGTCGGCATCCGGGAGCTGGGCGGTAAAGCTGTTGCCGCTGCCCCAATCGGACGAGCTGGTGGTGACGCCGCTGTTGCGGCCCTGGCCGGTGTTGGTGGCGATGCAGTCGGCCGGCTCAATGGTCGGGCTGCCGGTGCTTGGTCTCACTGGTCTGACGGTAAATCCGCGATTGCCGCCCGCCCGGATACCATAGGCGCTCACCAGGCGGTTGTTGCCCTTCTCTTCACCTTCCGTCTCGGGAAATGTCTTGCCGTTACTTACACCGACATAGAGGCGGATCAGCCCGTTACCAAGCGGGGTGTCCAGGCTCGGGCTGCCGCTCTTGATGCACCAGTTGTTGCGGTATTCGTGATAAGCACCCCGCACCGTAAGGTCAGGGCCGTTGTTGATCCACAGATTTCCCAGAAACAAGTTGCCCTTGGCAGGCCCCTGCACGCCAGGTGCCGAGGCTATCCGGCCATGCCTGACCTTGATCTGGCAAGGGTCGTAGATGGTGTTATGCTGGAATATCCAGCCGTTGGTCTTGAGTTCTAGCATATCGGAGCAGTCGAACCTGCTGCTGGTATCCAGCCCATACTGGTAAATACATTGACCGTCATGGAGACTATCGTACGGATCACGCCCTGGCTGCAGGAGCTTGCCGACACCCGTGCAACTATCGGTGAAGATATGAGTGAACAGAACCCGATAGGGCCAATTATCCGCTATCTGATCAAAGAAGGCCATTGAGTTGCGGTCATAGTGGACAAACCCGATCATACAGTTCTGCACTACACGATCTTGGACATCGATCCAGGTATCACCGGAATAGGAACCCTCGTCCTCATTGCAAGCGCGGCTGTTGACCATATCGGTGACATGGAAGCGCTCGAACTGGCAGAGCTCGGCCACCTGCAGCTTCAACGTCTGCCCGGCCTGCCGGATGCCGTTCATCACTAGCCGCCGCGCACCGTCGATGATGATCGCCCCGCCGGTCAGCCGGCAGAAGCTGGCCTCGTCGTCGCTGTCGGTGTCGGTGGCGATATAATAGGCGTCCTCGCCCGACGCGCGGCGGTCGATCTGCAAGTCGCCGCCGAGGCTGATACTCCCGCCTGCCGGCAGCAGGATCTGGTCCCCGCTCTGGGCGTTGGCGATACGGGTCCGCAGCTCTGCCCCGGTGCTGACCCGGTAGATGCCCGGCCCGGTGCCGGTCGCCCGCTGCCACACCCGCCAGGGGCCATAAGGGTAGGTGCCCGCAGGCGTCTCCGGCCCCAGGCCCAGGTCGCGCATGAGAGGATCGCGCAGGATGGCGCCGCGCCCGCGCCCGAACCGCCAGCCGATCCGTCCCCGTAGGGACAGGGCCGGATCGCTCCACTGGATGGCCTCGCCGCCCGGCGTCTTGGACAGGGTGACGTGCTCGCCATCCCGGCGCAGCACCATGCGGTACTTCGTTCCCGTCCCCTCCATCCAGAAGTTAGGCCCCGGCGTGGCCACCGGGCGGTTGCTCTCCCCGGTATCGAACTCGACCAGCCGGGCCTCGTTGGAATTGTCCGGGTTGGTGCTCTCGGTGTCGTAGCTGATCCGCCAGCTCTGGGAGTGGTCGCCATAGTCCAGATCGCCGGCATTGCCCCACTGGGCTTCCGTCCAGGTGGTGACGTCGGCCGGCTTGTCGGTGCCGATCAGCGCCCCCCAGACCTGAGCGAAGCGCCCGCCGGCATCGGCCGCCGGGCTGTCCTCGTTCTTCTCGTATTCCCACGTCAGCTCATAGTTCTGCGGCGGCAGCTCCTCGAACCAGATCGCCACGTTGAGGTCGTCGGCGTTGGCGGCACCGGCGATCGCCACCGCGCCAGCGCTGAACGTCACCCGGCTGGCCTGCCCCGGCGCCGGCTGCACCGCCATGTTGGCCGGGATGAACTGCCAGGGGTCCTGGCTGACCGTGCCGGCGGGAATGGTGAGCGGCCTGGTCTCGCCGCTGGGGTCGATCTTGCAGTCGTCAGGATTGCGCAGCACGAGCTGGCCGGTCTGCGCCACGGGCGGGCGGGCGGTAGCGGTAAAGCGGAGCAGCGGCTGCCGCAGCGCTTCGTTAGCGGCAAAAGCAGCGAGCCCGGCGGGCAAGACGCCGCCCGCGAAGCTGCCACCAGTGATCGGGCTGGCGCCGGTGCCCTCGAGCGCCCACGGCACCGAGCAGGGTATGGCCAGGTCGCCGCTGCGACGGACGTTGAAGCGATAGCGGGTGTCGATGTCGTAAGCCTCGACCAGGGCAGCCACATCCATCGTCCGCGGCGCCGCCGGGTAGGCTGTCACCCCCGCCCAATCGGGGATCATTATGGTCTCGGCGTAAGTCGTGCCGGCCGGTGGATGCTTCAGCCCCAGCGCGTGGCAGAGCTCGTGCATGGCGAGCTGCCCGCCGCGCGCACCTAGCTCCCAAACATCGGTAGACGCGCTGTTGGGCCGGAAGAACACCGAGCCGTTGGGCGGGTAGAAGGCAGTGCCCTGGGCAACGCCGCCCGTCATCACGTTGCTCATGGCAAGCTGTATCTGGGCGGACGCCCCAGCCACCTCGGTCAGGATCAAGCCGGTCTCTGAAGCGATGGTGGCGATGGCCTGCCGGACCCCGGCCCGCACGTTATCGGGGCAGGGCGACCAATCGGAGCTCAGCGGCTCGGGGTACAGCGGGCTGGTGCTACTATCCACCCACACATAGCCGGTCTCAGGAAAGCCAAAGGTCACGGCCGTGCTCGGCCACTGGCGCCCCTCGATCAGGTCTGTGGACGTGATCGCCAGAAGGCTGGGGCCAACTGGATCTTCAACGCCGCAGGTCATACCGTCACCATCACGGCCAGCAGCGGGTGCCGCGCGCCCGCCACCGCGCCTGGCAGGTATTGCCCATCCGCCTCCCAGGCGATCACCGAGCCCAGCCCCTCGGCCTCGGCCCACGCCACCTTGGCCGCCACCGTGGCCGTGCTGTCGTAGGGAATGAAGCGGTCGTTGGCGTCGGTGCTGGCGTTGGTGCTGAGCCAGGCGCCCTCGGTCGCGGTGTCGTAGAAGTCCGGCATGGTCGCCTTCAAAACCAGGATCTCGTGGTAGGGCACCTCCGCGTCGTCCATGGTCGGCGCGGTCGTCCAGCTCTGTCGGGGCTGGTACACGCCACCGCCGCTCCAGCGCCGGCCGTAGCAGGCGATGCCGATGCCCAGCTTGGCCTTGGGGCAGCCCGCCGCCAGGAACTCGGCCACCGACAGCTCCGCGCACGGCAGGGGCTCGCCCGTGGATGGGAAAGTAAAGCCACCGTTGTGCAAAGCAGCATTATGCCAGGACACAAATCCTGGGTAGGGGCCTGCGAGGTCGTAAGTCATCACGTTGATGTAATCGAGCTCGGCCGCCACCCCGGCCACTACCGCGGCACTCTCGGCGCTGGCCGGCACCGCGGTGGTCAGCAGCTTGCCCGGCATGGCCGCGCGCAGGGCCGTGACCAGCGCCCGATAGTTCGTCTGATCGGAGCTCGGCAGCGGCTCCCAGTCGAGGTCCAGGCCGTCATAGCCGTCTGCCGCCACGGCCGCCGCCAAGTTGGCCACGAAGGTGGCCCGGTTGGTGCTGTTGGCCGCCTGCCGCATGGCGGTGATGCTGCCGGCGCCACCGACGCTCAGCAGGATGGCTTTGCCGCCGCCGTGGACGTGCGCCACGGTGGCCGTCCGGTGGCCGCCGGTCAGCTCGTTGGTCGTGAAGTCCAGCCCGCCGCTCGAGGTCGGCAGCACCGAGAAATGGATGTAGTGGGTCACGTCCAGCGGCAGCTCGGCCGGCGGCAGCCGGGAGGAGGTCCACCCGGCGTAATAGACCATCCTGGCCAGCGCCGATGGAGCCTCTTCCGGATCGAGCGTCGTGAAGGGCACGTCCAGCCCCACCACCGCCTCGGTCGTGATCACCCCGGCGGCAATGGAAAAGGCGAGCTCGCTGTGCCCCGGGGCCAGCCGGCAGCCCTCGGAATCGAACAGCACCACCCGGCCGGTGAGCGGCGATGGCGGGGCGGCACCCGCCGTCAGGATGAAGGTGGCGGGGAACTCGGTAGCGGTGGGGGCAAACGATGCCACTCCCTCGGGCAAGACGCCGCCCGCGAAATAGTCGGCCGTGACCGGGCTCGAGCCGGTCCCCTCAACCCGCCAGTCCACCGAGCAGGTGGGGCCGGTGGCCCCGGTACGCTGGACCTGGAAGGTGGCCGACACCGCCTCGTCCGGCATCCGCACCAGCAGGCCGAGCTCACCGGTCAGCCCGACCACCACCGGCAGGCCAGGCAGCCCGTCCCGCCAGGTCACGCCGAAGGACCGCGGGTAGCGCGTGGCCTTGCCGGTCGCGGTCACGTCTCAACCATATCTAATTGATATCTTACACCATCTGACAAAGCCCAAATAACAGCCATGTTGCCCGGCGCCAATACTGCCGGTGCCGTGCCTTTCCACAGTAATGCTCCGGCTGCGACCGTATCGGTTACTGGCGTGAACACCAGGCCACCGATCACCGCCGGGGAAGCGTAGCCGCTGCTGCCCGTGTAGCTGAGCGCCGAGGACGGGCGATCGCTCTGCGCCGTCACCGCATAGGCGAAGTCCTTGACGCTGCGGCTGCCCGTCCGCGACTGCACCAGGCTGTCCCCGGGTGCCACCGTCACCGGATGCGCGGCACCCGAATGATGGACCGCCAGCACTACCGCCATGCTCTGAGTGATGGAGGGCACCAAGCCGGTGAAGGTCTCGGAGGTGGCGGCCCCGGCCCGCTGCACGAGGTCGTAGTCCTCGGCCCCGCCGGCGTTCTGCACCACCAGGACATAGTGCCAGACGGCGCACCACGCGCCGGGTACCGCGAAGCTGAAGTCCACCGCGGGCAGGGTGGCCTCGCCGGGGATCGTGCCCGACCAGAGCGTGACCTTGAGCGGCTGCGAGCCGTTGTGCAGCCCGGTGCCGACCTGATCGCGCTGGGTGACGGTGGCGCCGGCGGCCGAGCAGGCCAGGCTGATCACCTCGGCCGGCGGCGTGCTGTGATACATGACGACCTGAGCGGCCAAGAACCGGCGGTTGGTGGCGGCCGGGATGTCCCGGGTGATGACCCGGGTGCTGGCCGGCTGCGTGAGGGTCGTATCCACCGCCTGGTCGATCCCGGTCACGATGATGCCGGGCTCGAGCACGATGCTGCCCGCGGTCGGCCCCTCGATCGTGCAGTCGGCCGCGCCGATATTGCTCACCACCACCGGCACCATGGACAGATCGGCGCCCTCGGCCGGCGGGCCGTTGTAGAGCCCGGCCACCAGCTTGAGCCGGGACGGGCGGTTGGTGAGCCGGTTGATGGCGATGCCGCGGCCGAAGTCGCCGACGAGGTTGGCGAAGTCCTGGGTGACGCTGTCCACGCCCTCCTCGCCGGCATGGTCGCCGATCGTCCTGAATTGCAGGTTGGGTGCCGTCGCCAGCATGCTCTCTTGGATGGCCAGGAAGTGCGGGGCGCCGTACTTGCCGGGCGTGACCTCGATCCCCGGCGCCTCGTTGGCCCAGCGCTCGGCCAGGGCTGCCGCCTGCTCTGCCTCATCGGCTGCCGTGCCCGCACCATCGGCGGCGGTGGCGGCCTGCTCGGCAATGTCCGCCACCTCGTCCACCGTGCCGGCCGCGGCCGCGGCTGCCGTCTGCGCCTGGAGGGCACTGGCCTGGGCCGCACTGTCGATGCCCACCGCCGAGGCGGCCGCCGTCTCCGCGCGGGTGGCCGAGGCGTTGGCCGACGCCACCGCATCCGGCAGGGCGCTCAGGTCGTCCGGGATGTTGTTGGCGACCTCGACCACCGCGTCGATGTTGGCGGCGACGATGCTGATCTCGGCGCTGGCCTCGGAGACGACCTCGGCCGCCCCCTCGGTGAGGATCTGGTCGTGAACCGACCCGGTGACGCGGTAGACCGTGCCCGTCATCCCCGCACCCTCCGGCTCACTAGCCCGGTTCCTTGCCAACCGTACGCCGACTGATTCGCGGACTGCACCGTCGTCAACAGCGCCGAGCTCCAGCGCTGCTCGGCTTCCGTATCGCCCGCGAACAGCGCCGCGTGACGCAGCACCCCGTAGTAGTAGGCGCTGGGCAGATGGTGCAGCACCTCGTTGCTGTCGTCGTCCTCCACCAGGTCCGACCCTTTGCTGTAGTAGGTGAAGCGGGTGAGGATCGGCCGGTTGGTAGTCGTCCACGGCACCAGGCGCAGGCGATGGCCCTCGACCGCGTAGCCGCGCGGGGCGGTGCGGTAGCGGCTCACCTCGAAAAGGTGCTCCGGCCCCAGCGGCTCGAGCGGCTGGCCCGGGTGGGTGGCCAGGGCCAGGATCGCCCCGGTGGTATCCCACTCGTGGAGCTGCTCGTCCGTCAGCCCCTCGTTCACATAGTTGATGCCCACCAGCTCGATCAGGCTCGGCGGCAGCGCCATTTCGCCCGGCGGGTCCGTCGCCCGTCCCGCCACCGCCTCGCCGCGCCGGATCATCCAGCCGGTACGCAAGTTGCCGTAAATGTCGTTGCCGGCGAGTTCGGCCCAGATCGGCACGAGGCCGCGGCGCTCGGTGTCCTGCTCGGCGTTCAGCGTCTTGAGCACAGCGTCGCGGAGGGCGGCGTAGGTGTCCAGGCTCACGAGCGGTCCTGCGAGTTTGCGGCGAGTTTGCGGCGAGTTTGCGTCACGAGCGATAGCCGCTGAGCAAGAGGTGCGGATAGTCCGCCGCGATCACTGCCTTCCAGCGCGCCTTGTTCTCCTGGTATGGCCCGAGCCGCTGCTCGAGGTGCTTGCGCAGCGCCCACGGCATGGCGTGGTGCGGCACCCGGTGGCGCTGGGTGTGGCCGTGCAGGTAGCCGCGCGGGTAGCGCTCGCGGGACAGGGCAGCGTCAGCCTTGAGCCGGTCCACCCCCGCCTCGGGCAAGGTGCGGCGGATGGCATGGCCGCCACCGTCGAGCAGCGCCACCTCGAGCGGACGCCCGGTGTGGACATCGGTGGCGATGGGGCGGAATACCCCGTCGCGGCCAGAAGGCAGATCCATTACAGTGCCTCCTGCCAGCCCGCTGACGTACCCTGTCGGCACCCTGCGGGCTGGCAACTCTAGGTTCAGGTGGCCGCGTACCCCTCGATGAGACCGTGCGCTTTCGGGTTTGTGACCCGCAGCGTGGCCTCGAACTGGATCATCATCTCATCGCCGGAGCCGCGCAGGCCGAGTTTGTCTTCGCGGAAATCCATTCCCGGGAGCACCGGCATGTCTAGGTAATCATGGTTGATAAGCAGGATGATCGTGTTGGGCGCGTCAATATCGACGGCCACTTCCAGCTCACCAAAGTCAGACAGGTAGTTCTCGGCCGTACCGATGAAAATAAACGGCTTAACCGTCCCCGCCGTCATGTTGATGCGGTTTTCCGCAATACTGGCGTCAGGCAGGTGGCTCCAGTTCCGCTTGCGCGCCGGGCTCATGTAGATGAGGTCCGGCATGCCGGCGGTCTGCACCAGCGCCTCGAGCACGTCGTCGATCGGGTCGATGGTATCGAAGGCTTTCAAGCCAGTCCCCGCGACAAAACTATTAGAACCGTCGCCAGTAGGCGCAGTGCCGGGTGTAGTAGCGACGCTCTTGAAGCCAGTAACGATGTAAGTATGGATCGTCGCCAACTTGGTCGGCTCGGTGGCCACCTTGGCCTGCGGGGTATGGAGCAGCTTGTTGATCTGCCGCCGCAGCTTCAGCCCCCAGCGCATCCGCTGGTGCTCGAGCGTGTTGTGGTTGCCAACGGCGTCGATCTGCTCCATCGACATGGAGACGCCGAACTCAACCGCCATAAGCTGCAGGTAGTTGCTCAGTCGAGCGGGGGTGAACGGCGCCTGCGGGGCCGCCACAAAGCCGCGGTTTCTTGCGGCGGCGGCTGTAATGGCACCGACATCCTCGGTCCCCCACTCCTCCTTGATCGCGGAGGCGGAGGTTTTGGCCATGTTGCTGAAAAAGGGCGTCTGATCGGCGGTCAGGTCCTCCAGCACATCGCGGAGGCTTTCCCGCTCCATCGTCGCCCCACCAGGGCCGGAGGGTAGGAAGGTATTGGTGAGAACTGTATCAGGCACAGCGAAAGCCCCAAGGTTGGGGCCACGGAGCTAGCGCATCGGTCTGAGGCGGGATGCCCCTGAGTCGATCATGGCGCGCCCTCCCCGTGACCGGGTTGGGACCGCAGGCCCACCACGAGCTTGCTGCTGCTGACGAAAGGCGCCGGACCCCACGGGCGGGGGCCTGGTTTGCGACTGCGCGATGCTGGGCGAGGGCTGGGCGCGGGCTGCGGCGGATGCCGCTCCACCCTTGGCTGCCCCGGTAACGACGGGCTTGTGCTTGGCGGCCTGGACAATGGCGCGGATATACCAGGGGTTACTCCTGATCCGCTCCACCTCGGCCGGGGGGTAGCCCTCGGCCGTCAGGTACTTCCGGGCCAGCTCCTGCTCACGGAGCATGGTGGCGTGGTCATCCCATGCCGGGAGCGCCCGGGGCCGTTCCGCCTCGGCCTGCTGTCCGTCATGCTCCGCCATCATCCGCCGGTCCTGCTGCGCCTGGGCGTAGAGTTGCCCAACCTCCTGCATGACCTTGTAGCGCTTGATCTGCTGCGCGCTCCAAAGGGCAGGGTCGGTGTACTCGAGGCTGTCATCCACCTGGGGGATCATGGCCTCGAGCCGCTTGCCGGCCGCCTCCTGCCGCGCTGCCGTCTCGTTCAGCATCGTCATCAGGGCATCGCGGCCCTGGCTCATCAGCGTCAGCTTGCCGTGGTAGTCCTGCTCGCGCATGTAGCCACGCTGCGCCTCCCGCTTCGTGACGGGTGCTCCATTCTCATCATGCCAGAGAACAGAATCGTCCGAAGGCAGCGCTGGCTGGTCAGCTAAGCCGGTGTCGCCGGATTCGGCGGCCGTCTCAGTCCCGTCTAAGGGGGTACTGTCCGGCGGCGGTTCATCCGACTGGGCATAGGCCGCGGTCGGGGCCTGTGCCTGGGGTTGAGCTTGCTGGCCGTTGGGTGCTGGAGGTGCAGTCTGCTGGGCAGCAAGTCGCCGGGCGCCGGCCTCGATGATCGAGGTCTCGGAGCCGTGGCTAGATCCGGTGGCGGTTGTGCCAGTATCGGTCATGCGACGGGGCGCTAGACCTATCGGATACTGGCGTCAAGCATCATTTGTTTGTCTGCAATTATAGTGCGTATCGACTACTATGTGCTATTCTACTCGCGGATAACATCCCGGGCGCCAGGGACGGCGCGACCAAGTTCCGACAGCTGCTGCCGGATTTCCACGATGTCGCGATTGCTGCTCGCCTGGATCAGCAGGCTTTGCCACCATGTCGTCCACGTCAGTGCCGAAGTCGCGGAGAGCTGCCAGGTATCCGACCACGCCGCCCACCACCCTGCGGCCAGCCACACCACCGCCAGCGCCACGTTGACGGCGAAGAACCACCCTGAGCCGGTAACGGCCGCACCCCACTTAGCCAGTCGGTCGAACACCTACAGCCGGCCGGTGAGAAGCAGCACGATCAGGATGATGAGCAGGATGGCCGGAATGCCGGTCACGCCCCACCCCCAGCCGCGGCTATACCCCCAGGTAGGCATGGCCCCCAACAGCAGCAGGATCACCACCACCAGAAGGATTATCGACAGGGTACTCACGGCCTCGCCTCCATCCGCTGCTTGAACAGCTCGAACTCGTGCTCGAGGTCGGCCAGCCGCTGCATGGTGTCCACGATCGAGCCCCGCGCCACCACCGCCCGCGCCTCGAAGTCCATGAGCTGCTGATCCTGGCGGGCGTCATTGGCGTTGAGCTGCCACAGCACGCCGCCCACGAAACCCGCCACGCCGATCGCCAGCGCCACCCAGAAGCCATGGCCGTTCACCCGCGCCGCGCCCGCCAGCGCTTGCGGCTCACCACCCCGCGCCCGAACACCCGCACCGCAGCCCAGTAGCCCCAGGCCGTCAGCCGCCAGGTCCACCGCCACAGCGGCCCCTCGGTCTTGGTCTTGGCGAGGATGCAGTCGCGAAACCCGGCGTCGGCCCGCCGACGCTCCTCCCGTGTCTCACAGAAGTGGTAGGTCACGTCATGCAGGTAGCAGCAGGCCAACACGGTGTCCCGGGCCAGGGTGCAGCCGTCAAAAGTAGTGACATCGTAAGGCGGCATGTGAGGCTTCTTGGCGGCTGCCTCGCGGGCCACCTCGCCCATCCATACCTGCGCCGCGTCGTGCAGGTGGGAGATCATGGGGCAAAAAGAGGCCGGTCGCGTCCCGGCCCTAGGAGGGAGGCTACCCGGCTCGAGCCTCGCGCGGATGCCGCCGGCCGGGCGCGGCGGGCATGGGTTAGGGCTCGGGCCACGGATCGAGCACTTTGTTGATCAGGAACACGATCACCACCACAGCGGCAGCCAGGACCAGCAGCGTCAGCATCACCGCCCCATGGCCCACAGGGCCGCCGGGCTGCTCACCGCCTTGCGCTCGTAGCCATCCTGATGGCTGAGCTTCACCGACCGCTGGTCCGGGTGCGTCATGCAGTTGAGCGCCGGGTACTTTTTGGCCCCCTCGCCCTGCACATGCCCGACCTCGACGCTGCCGCAGCCCTCGGCGTAGCACAACTCCGAGCACTGCATGTTGAAGCCCCCGCCGGGCTTGTGCATCGGCTTCCAGTCGTCGTAGCGGCTCGGCAGGTTGCCGGCCCACCAGCACACGTCCGCCCCCGGGTTGTCCCGCGCATAGTGCAGCCACCCGCGGGCGCTGATCTGCGAGAAGCCCTTGTTGCGCTCGGCCACCAGCTTCTTCCCATGCCGCTGCCGGATCGTCTGCTTGAGCGATGTCCCCTCGCCCACCTCGCAATCACACACGTACACCAGCGACGCCTTGAACTCGGTGAAGCTGTCCATCTTGCAGCGGACGATCTTGGCCCGCTGGATCACGAAGCCGATCTCCTCCTCCGCGTGGCCGTTGTTGAGGTAGACGCCGAGGTGGGTGTTGATGCCCTCGAAGGTACAGTCCAAGAACCTGACATTTTTAGGCATCTTGTAGTTATCGATGACGGACTGGTCGCCCGTCTTGAATACGCATTTATAGTAGTCGGTGTTGGCCTGGGCCGGCTTTAGTGTCTTGGTGTAGACCTTGCCCTCGAACACTACGCGCTTGCCGCTACCGACATCGCCGCCGATCCACTCGCCAGGGTTGCCCGGCCCTGGGTTAGGTGGCTCCGGTGGCTCAATGGCAGGGTCCGGCGGCTCGACAATGGGGTGCTCGGGATGGGGCTCGCCCTCGAGCATGGCCAGCAAGGCGTCCGCCTCGGAGTCGATTAAGGCGGCGAAGTCTTTGATGCTGTGCAGTCGCCGCTCAGCCTCGTCCTTATCCATTACGCCGCCTCCTGCGGTGGAAACACCGTCTCGAATGTCCAGACCGGCAGATCGTTGCGAACCAAGTGCGGCTCGAGCGCCTTGGCCGATGCCGCTACCGCCTCGGCCGTCCGCCTGATCTCGACCAGCAGCTCCCGCTCATTGGGGTGGGATCGCTTGACCAGCATCTCGGCCATCCAGCGCAGATCGCCGCTCAAGTCACCGATCACCTGCGGATACGGGCGGGGCTGGCTCATGCCGCCTCCTGCTTGGCCCGCTCGGCCTCCATCTCCTGCTCGTGCCCCAGCCGGAACCCGGCCAGCCGCGCCAGCAGGATCGCCCGCACATCGCCGACCGCCAGGTACTTCAGCCGCGCCGACTCCCGCTGCTCTGCCGTGTCGGCCAGCAGCGCCATGTCGGCAAACTGCCCGGCGAGGTCGTCCAGCGCCCAGCCCAGCTCAGGGTTCTCCTGGAGCTGCTCAGCGTACCGCAGCCGATCGAGGGGCCTGAGCCTGGCGGGGTCGATGCTCACCGCTCGCACGCCTCGGCCGTGCCCCGGGCGTGGTCCTCCGCGAAGTCCTGCTCCAGCTTGCGCAGCCGCCGTAGCGTCGCGTTGGCTCCCCGCCGCGCCAGCTCCCGCGCCAAGTCGGGGCACGGCAGTGGCCAAGGGCTGGCAGCCACCTCGCGCCGGATCAGCGGCGGCAAGGCGTCGTAAGCCTCGAGGTCAGGGCTAGCGCTTGACATTAGGGATCTTGCCCTGGCCCTGCCGCGCCTGCTTGTCGATGGCGTAGCGCTCGAGTGCCGCCTCGCTGGCCAGCTCGATCCGCCCCAGCCGCTCCTGTGAGTTGATCTTGGCCATGGTGGCTTGCAGATCCATCCAGCTCTTCTGTTGCTTGGCCACGGCGTCGGCCTGGAGCTTCTGGGCGTCGATCGCCAGGCCGGACTGCAGCTTGGCCCCTTGTAGCTGCATGTCGGCCTGCGCCTTCTGGCCCTGGATCTGCAACTTGCCCTGCGCCTCGATCATCTTGGGATCGGGCGGCGGCTCCTGTTGCTGCGCCATAGCCTTCTTGACCTCATCCTCAGTCGAGTAGTAGCGCCCGGCGCCCAGCCCCTTGAACTCGGCCACGGCGTTCTGGATCAGCAGCGCCGTCTTGTCCGGCGTGGTCAGCGTGTTGTAGGGCGGCGGGGCTCCGAGCAACTGAGCAGTGAGGCCGATAAGCTCACGATACGCGCCTCTGCGTTCTTCCGCCGCCATCGCCCCCAAGCCCACGCGAGCCCTGACACCAAAAGCTGGATCAAGAGCCCGAGGATCAACGGTCTGATACTTGCCATCCTCGCCCACCACCGCTCTGGGTGCCTCGCCCACCATCAGGCGCAGGAGCTTGGAGAACGCCGGCCGGAGCCCGAGCTCGGCGATGGTGCGGGTGGTCAGTTTGATAGCCCTCTGTGCCGCCGCCTGCGCACCGGCCACCGCCACAGCCGCCACCGAGGTGAGGCTGTCGGGCTGCAGCCCCTGCGCCGCCCGGCCAGCGCCAATCCGTTGCTCAGTAAGAGTGTCCAGATATTGTAATACCGGCAAAGTTTCTCCGGCCGTCGGAGGCGGCGCAAACCAGCGAACGCTATTAGGTGTGCGCTCATCCACCACCTTCATCTTGCGCCATGTCTGCAACGATGCCCAATTGACAGTGCCACTCGCGAGCATCATGGGATTGTTGACGGTATCGACATTGTCGATCAGCCCACGCATCAATTTGGTCTTGGTCTCCTGCAGGTCCGTCACGAGGTCTGCGATGGATAGTCCCTGAATGGTCTGGGGGGATCGTCGGTAGGGGAAGAGCACATAGGGCTGATCGTCGTGAGCACTCCGCTGCTCTGCTCGAAGCACTGTCTTATCGTCACCGGCGGCGATGACCTTCCAGCGTTCAAGCAAGCCATCGCCATTAGCGTCCAACAACACATAAACCTCGTAGAGGGTGACAGGCTGTAGAGCCCAGCTCCCATAGTCTTTAGGCGTCTGCCGGCTCTCATCTGTCTGGCTTGCACGTTCGTCGTCGGCAGTATCGTCATAACCCTGGATGTCCTCTAGCTCGTCCAGCTCGAGGCCCATGCTGCGCAGGTCGGCCATCCGCACGGTGCTCTTCTGGCCGATGCATAGCGCGGCGTCGGGGTCGGAGGTGCTGGTGCAGATGATCTCACCGGGGAATGGCGCATCAATTCTTAGCTCTGCTTCTACATAATACCGCCTTACTTGCCCAACACTGTGCGCCACATACGACACTGGCTCGCCCGTCACCGGGTCCTGCGCCTCGGCCTGGATGTCCTCCCGCTCGAGCACGGCATAGCCCGGCGTCTGCTCGTACTGGTCCAGCTCCTCAGGCTGGCCCGCCACCTCCTGCTCTTCCATGCAGAGCTTCTCGTGGCGGTAGACCTTCAGGCAGCCTAGACGCCCCACCGCAGCATGCATAACCGCATCATATAAACTCTGCCACCCGCCACCCTCCCACCAAATGCTAATAGCAAGTAATGTTGCAGCCTTCGTCTGGCCTGCCTTTGCCGGATCATTGCTATAGTATTCGACCGGCTCTTCTGATCCCGCCAACTGCTCCATGATTTCCGGTAGCAGTTGCTGCACGGCATCACGAACTTCCGCATAAACCGTGCTGTCGCCACCGGGCTCCGGCTTCGTGTCAACGTGGCCCCTGTAGCGCTTCCAGCCGTCATCACGGGCGCCCCGCCAGTTGGCGTCCGCATAACGCTCGGCGTCCTCGATCAGCTCCTCAACCGACTGCTGGAACTCGTCCTCGCTGAGCGGGCGCGGGGCGTCGGGACGGCCACCGTTGGGGCGGAACTTGACGGTCACGGGCTAGCCCTCGGCTTCGACCGGGGCGCTGTCCTCCGGCAGTTGTGCCGCCCGATGCCCGGCCATGTACTGCCGCCAGTTGGCCCGCAGCCGCCGCTGCGCGTAGAGCAGCGCCTGCTGCAGCGTGCCGTGGTCGGGCGGATCGGAGCCGAAGGCGCCCAGTCCGGTCTCGATCATCTGATCCGCAACGTAGCTGTGCTTGATCTTGCCCGCTGAGTTACGGCTTGGGTCGGGGTCCGCCTCGTCGGTTGGCTGCCGAAAAGGGGCCTGGCGCGCGACCGCCTCGCCCTCCTTGGCCAGCTTCTCCTCCTGCGCCTCCCGCTGCTGCTCGGCCGAGGGGCCATAGGTGCCCCTGGCCGCAGCGTCGTGATCGGCAAACTCCACCGGCTGTGGCTCATGCCACTGCTGGCTGGGCTCCGGCCCCGGCTCGGGCGACGGGCTAGGCGCCGAGCTGGCGGGATCGAGGGGGCCGGGCCACGGCGCGCCCATATGGTGGCGCTGACCCTTCTCAGCCGGGATCGCCGGCGGCGCCCCCTCGCCAGGGCCACCATACTCGCCGTCGAAGAACCGCTTACCCAAGTCCACGCCGCCCTGCGGGGCATCGATCGCCCGCACCACCGCGACGGGCTCCTCCTCGATGTTGCGCCCCACCCCCAGCATAGCCGGGTTGTCGCGCCACTGCTCCTCGACCTGGCGCTCAACCTCCTCCTCGCGGCTGAAGCCCTCGACCTCGGGTGCCCCACCGCGAGCGCGACGAAAGGCATCCAGGCTCTGCTGCTGGTGCTCCTCGATGCTCTCCGGCAACAGCGTCTCGCCCGTCTCGGGGTCGAGCCGCGTCCGCTCGCGGGCCTTCTCCTCGTCGATCTCCGGGTTGAGCCCGTCCGGCTTGGACTGCTTGCGCTTGAGCTCCTCCCCCTCGTCCTCCGGCCCCGGATCGGGGCTGGGCGTCAAGAGCTTGGTATGGTCCTGCACCCCATAGTCGGCTTTCTGGTCGTCGGGACGCCCCTCTTCCTTGCCACTCCTCCAGTCGGCCTTGGCCTCCTGCCTGGCGCGCTTGGCCTCCTCCAGCCCCGCCTTCCAGTCATCCTGCTGCGCCTTGGACTTCCGAGCCATCGCTGCCACCCCGCGCCAAAACCTGGCTTGACAAATCTCGGGCTAGCGTAGCGAGCGAAAGAGCAAGTGCCAAGTCATCATGTCCTCTTCTAGCTTGAATAGAAAGGCCACCCCTGCGAGTGAAACTCGCGGTAAGCTCACCCAGCTCTGCTTTCAACTCGTCCCGATTATAGCACCACGGCGCCACCGAAATCTCCCGGGCATGCACGAGACCCAACAGCCGGCCGAGCATGTGGACTTTGCCGACCGAGATGGCGCGAAGCGGACGGCCGCGACCGGAGCCGTCGCGGATCAATCGCGGCCCGGCGTTGCCGCCACCGATGATGGTATTGACCACCGGCAGCCCGGCAGCCCGCAGCAGCTCGAGCAGCCCAAGCCCCATGCCGGTGCCGTCCACCGCCACCAGATCGAGCCGGGCCATCAGCGGCTCGAGGATCGCCGCCTGCGCCTGGAAGGCCGCGGATGGGAGAATGTGCGCCTCCGTCACCACGGACTTGTCCATGACGACGAGGGCGGTCCTGTCCGTGTAGCGCCCGATGTCGAGGCCGGCGCACAACATCAGGGCGGTGGCTCAGGTAACGGGCGCCAATGCGTCACCACCCGGATGGTACAGCGATCCTCCTCCTCCACCAGATCGCCGTCGTCCTCGTGCCAGGTCTGCCAGCCCTCCTCACCAGCCCGGCCGGTTGGCCCCCACATGGCGTTAGGGACGCGGAAGCCATGCTCTCGCTTCTCCTCGCCATCGACAACGAGCGCAATCCACGTCTTGGCGATCACCCGCAGCCACAGATCAACTATCGTCCCATCCTTGGGCGCGGTGGCGATCGGCTGCCAGTCACTCACCCCGCTGCCGTCTCCATGATAATAGGAGGCGAGTAGAACATGCCGGGCTGCGGCAGCTTCTGCGGCGTGCCTTGCTCCAGCCGCGGCACCGCCATCAGCGCCACGATCAGCGCTGCGAGCGCCTCGCGGGTGGGCACGATCCAGGTTCGCACGTCGGTGCTGGCCAGCCGATCGCCCTGTGGATAAGCCGGCCTGATGATGTAGCCATTCTCTACCGTGTGGATAAAGAGATTGGGGAATGTAGGACGGACTGGCAACTTGGGTGGCTCGGCGGGATGGGTGCTCGGCGAGATGCCATCGTCCGTCTCGGATGCCAGCCTTGGATCAAGCGGCTCATAGGCCGCCTCGTCCCGCCCGTTGCCGGCCAAGTCCACGTTGGGCGCTGCCGCCTTGACCACCCGCGGCGACTTGTCCTTCGCCCCTCGCGGACGGCCGCGAGGCTTGGCCTTCGTCTCTTCCATCGACTTCTCCTCAGGCTCGATACTCGGGGAGCGAGATCCACGGGTCGGGCGCGCCTGCTTCTCCCATGTGCGCAACTGCTGCGACCGCCAGCGCGACATCATCTTGCGTGCTTGTGTCGGTGACGTAGGTGTCTGGCTCATCCTTGGGTGGCCTCTCCTGGGCGCTGGCCAGGGCCGCCCTGATCTGGGTGCCCCGCCATATCCTCGGGTCGTCGGTGGCCGGCTCGAGTGGCTGCAATACTCCGGGGCGGGCCATCAACACGCGCAGCTCTGAAAAAAGTGTTATCCGGCCGATTTTCCAACTCTCCACATCGGGCATCAGCCGACCGTGCGTCGTGACCATGATGTACCGATCCGGCGTCAGCTTCTCGCCCATGAGCGCATGCGCGGTCTGCTGCCGGGTCTGGTCGATGACCAGGATCGCCTTGCCCAGCCCTTCGGCCGCGCGATCGGTAGCGCGGTCCATGATGCGCGCCAGCCGGTCCATCACCACCGTGGCGTTGCCCGGCAGCACCTCCACCAGCTCGAGGGCGAGACCGGTGAGCACCATGCGGCCGGACTGGTGGGTATGCTCGCTGCCGGCCACGACCAGCACGTTAGGGCGCAGGACGTCGCCGAGCCGGCAAGCCACCGTCACGCCGAGCTTGGTGTGTGCCACCCTGCGCGGCGCGTCCCGATCCCACGGCATGATAGGGCGAGCGTAGTTCACCGGCCGAGCCCCTTGCGTAGTAGCTCCAGGGCCAGGCTCTCCACCGTCCTACCATTCAGCCGGGCGCCTGCCCGCAGGCGCTCCAGCATGCCGTCATCCAGCCGCACGGTGAGGTAGGCGGCAGGCTTGGTGACAGCCGGCTGGCCCGTGGCCAGCACGTCGCGCACCAGCGGCAGCCACTCGAGCGGCGCATCGTCAGGGATCGGGCTCACCATTCGCGCGCCCTCGCCTCGGCCTGCGGCAGCCACTCGAGCGGGGCGGGGTGGGGCGTGGCGCCGAAGATGTCGTCCAGCGCGGATGGGTCGAAGATGCCGCCGGGGGCAGCGACGAAGCGCCCATTGTATTCTTGTTCCCACACCTGTGGCCCCAAGCGCACACGTTCACGGGCTAGGAAGGCAGGGTCAATCCGCTTGCACTGGTCGGCCGTCACCAGCACCTTGTGCCACCAGTCTTCCTCAGTCCAAGCCC